CGCTAGAACTCGAAATAACTATCTAAGAAAGGGCGATCGTAATGGCCGCTTCAACTCGCGTCAAGGCGCAAAACATCCTATTCAAGATCGGGTCAACCGACTACGCATGTGACGCCACTATGGTCGAACTATCTCTAGACGACGCTCCGGGCGACGTTCAGACTTTTTGCGAGTACCGTGTCGGTGGCGAGTGGAAACTCACCCTAGAGGGCATCATGTCAGGCGACGACACATCGTTGTATCAGGTACTTTGGGCTAACTTCGGAACCAAGGTCGCGTTCACCATCGCGCCTAACGGCAACGCATCACCGTCGGCCGATCAGCCACACTACAAGGGAACCGCGATCTTCAACCAGTTGCCACCGCTATCACTAGCATCTAACGAGACCGCTAAGTTCTCAGTAGATCTAATCGTTGACAACGCGACCCACAACCCGGCGTCACACATCTACTACGGCGTAGAGATCGACACAACCGCGTAACAATGTCGAACGCGTCCGGCATCAAAGTCAAGGGACTCAAGGCAGGCATCAAGGCACTTCAAGAAATTGGAGTTCCGGCCGAAGCGATCAAAGCGGCGGGTAATACCGCCGGCGAACTCGTAGCCAACGAAGCCCGGTCTTTGGTGCCGGTACGCACCGGCACACTACGCGACACTATCCGCGTCTCGAAAGCACTAAACAAAGTGTCTATCAGCGCAGGTAACAGCGGCAAAGTGCCATACGCCAACCCGATCCATTGGGGTTGGTTCAAGCGACACATTCGCCCTAATCCTTTTTTCGTGAAAGCCCTAGGCATCACCCGCGACGAAGTGTACAAGAATTACTACGCACAGATAGATAAACTAATAGCAACACACTCCACGAAAGGCACAGAACAATGAACTTCGAATCACTCACTCTAGAAGAAACAGAAACTCTAGAACAACTAACAGGCTTATCGATCGACTCACTTATGGACTCGGGCAACCCCCGCGGCAAAGTACTTAAGTCGTTCGTATGGATCATCAACAAGCGCAACAACCCTAGTTACACAATCGAGCAAGCATCAAAGGTCACACTAAAAGAGGCGTTCGCGCTATTCAACGGTGACTCAGACCCAAAAGCGTAACCGCGCTCGCGGCTAAAAGAATGGCCGCATTCTGTATCGCCACGGGTCTAAGCCCTACCGAATACCGGAAACTCACCTTGCTAGAGTATAAGTACATGGTCGAAGCGATAAATGAAAGGTACTCGGACTCATGAGTCTAATTCTCAACGTCGAAATCCTAGGCGAGTTCAAGAACCTAACAGCGGCAACGCAGGGCGCACAAAGTCAACTTCAAGGGATGAACAAGAAAATCGGTTCATTCTCACGCATGGCTAAGACCGCGTTCGCATCTATCGGAGTCGGTCTATCTTTTGCTTTCATCGCCCGTGAACTAAACGACGCAACCAAAGCCGCCGTCGAAGATGAGAAGTCTCAAGCCCTTTTGGCTAAACAACTCGTCAACACTACCGGGGCAACCAAAGCGCAGATCGCAAGCGTTGAACAACAGATCGGCAAACTACAACTTTCGGCAAGCATCGCCGACGACGAACTACGCCCGGCTTTCGCTCAGTTCACCCGCATAACAGGTGACACTACCGAGGCGATGAAACTACTGAACCTAGCGACCGAAGTTAGCGCGGGATCAGGCAAGAACCTAACGACCGTCACCATGGCACTATCAAAAGCCTATGACGGCAAGATGGGCGCACTTCAGAAACTCGGCGTACCGATGACCGACTCAATCCAGAACGCGGCCGACTATACCAAAGCCATGAACGCTCTTATGAAAGCGCAGAATTTAGCAGCGACTACAACCGGGCCAGAACATGTTAAGGCCATGGAAAAGGTCGCTCAGGCGCAAGAGAACGTTAACCGTATCGCAGCACTCGGAATCGACTGGCAGGGCGATCTAAACAAGGCTTTCGCCGGATCTGCCGCTACCGCCGCTAACGTCGACCCGTATCAGCGTCTCACCGTTGTTATGGGTGAACTACAAGAATCAATCGGCGTCGTTCTGCTACCTGTACTAGAAAAACTATCTACATGGCTAGTCACCATCGCGCCACAAGTTCAGGCTTTCTTTAAGTCGCTCATGGATCCGACTACCCCTATGGGCAAAGCATGGGCAGCCCTAGGCGTCTCATTCGTGAACTTTGGCAAGACTCTGAACAGCGTTTTTGCTGGTGGTAAAGCCGACGCTAACGGCTTCATCACGGTCTTGAACATTCTCAAGGGAACCCTAGACGCGGTTAGCACAGCGATCAAAATTGTCTCAGGTCAATACGCAGCCGAAGCGGGGTACGCGGCAGGTAGCGCAGTACGCAATCTTTTCACCCCGAACACTCCGGCACCGACGGTTACTAAAGCACCCGTTCTAAACACGAAGATCCCTACGGTCAACTCATCAAGCCCGGTAAAGGCCGCGCCAAAGGTGACAGTAAACGTTACTCAGGCCGTAACCGCTAAGACCATCATTGACACGGTAGCGGCTTACCAGAAGTCGACAGGCACGACTCTAGCGCAGGCTCTCCGCTAATGTCAGAGATCGCAAACTTCGACATAGCGCAACACCTAAAGGTAGAGATGTTTCTACCGTTCGAAGCCGACAATCTTTTTCTAATCGGTCTCTCGCTTATCGGTGGCGACGACGTACTCGGATCATCAACCGCGTTTATCATCGGCGAAAGTCTTATCGGTGGCGACGACGTTCTAAGCGATGAAACATTACCGGGCTTCGCATGGCAGCAATTCGAGGCCGACACGGTCAAGGTCGAGACAGGTCTCGGCGGTAGCATCCAATCGAGTCTCTACTTTCAGCCAGAAGCCGGCATGGCGTCGATCGTTCTACAAACATTCGACTACGATCCGAGCGTTAACAAGTCGGTTCGCCCGGGCGCACGAATCCGTGTACGCGTCGACAACGGGCTAACGCAGGGCTACCTGTTCAACGGCTACATCGACACAATTGACGTCGCCTACGGGTCGCAGAACGCCGGTTGGAACACCATAAGCATCAAAGCCTACGACGCTCACAAGCGCATCATGAACACACGCGTCGCAAAATACGACACTTCGGGCTTTCACGGCGGCGAACACGTCACACCGCTCGAAGCAATCACCACCGCCGTCGAGGGTGCCGGTTATAGCATGTCGGCTTCATCGGTCGCACTCAATCACAAAATGCCAACGACCATCGAGACCGACGTCATTATCAACGGCTTCATCAATGACGCCATCGAGACAGGTCTGGGCGTTCTATGGGTTGACCCGCCGACCGAGGAAGTCGTCGTCATCCCACGCCCTAGCATCGTAACCACCGCACCAGAGGGAACATACACGATCGGCAACAACCACGGCGACCCGTATCACCTATGTATGTCAGACATTAGCGTTCGCGCCGATAGTGACGTTGTTTTCAACTCTCTACGCGTATCTAACAAGAACGACGACACCGAGTACGTTGTCAAAACTAATCAAGACAGCATCGACCTATACGGCATCTTTGCGCTAGACGTCTCAATCAACACAACACCAGACGGGCAACTCGTCAAGTGGGCAGACGAAGTCTTTGCTCAATCCCCTACGAAACTCGTCAATCAAGTATCAACCCCGGCCGTCGATCGTACAGGCACTCTTACGAACGCGGCTTTCTTCACCCCCGGCGACCTTATCGGCGTCAAGTACACACGCAACCCGCTAACAATTGACGACTATTACACGATTACAAAAGTGAGTCATTCAATCGACGTCGACAATTGGTCTACTACACTCGAATTATGGAAAGAGTTTTAAATCATGCCTAGAAAGAACTTTCTAAACGGCTACCCGCTACCGGCGTCGGACATCAACACTTATCTTATGGATCAAAGTGTCATGACGTTCGCTTCGGCTACCGCACGAACTTCGGCAATCGCTACCCCTACAGAGGGCATGTTGACTTGGTTGGAGGACTCTAACAAGTTCTCGTATTACACCGGTTCAGCATGGGCAGACCTTGTCCCGGCTCAGGCGCAGACTATCAGCGACAAGACCGCTAACTATTCAATCGTTGCCGGCGACGCTTACAGCCTAATCCGCTCGACTAACGCGGCCATCACGATCACCATCGACAACGTTCTAACCGCAGGTCAGAGAATCGACTTTGCTCAGTACGGCAGCGGTCAGGTTACTTTTGCCGCAGGATCGGGCGTAACTCTAAACAGCGCAGACGGCAACCTAAAGACCGCTAAGCAATACGCGGGCGTTTCGGTCGAGTGTGTTGCTTCGGGCGTTTACTGGCTCGTCGGTAATCTAGGAGCCTAACGTGTTGTTGCCTTTGGGAATACTTGCTTCGTCGGGGGGTGCCGCGCTCGCCGATTACGAACTAATCACGACGACGGTTCTATCTTCATCGGCCGCTTCGGTAACTTTCTCAGGGCTAGGCACATCGGCAGCGGCTTACAAGCACCTACAAATCCGTTACGTCGCACGAGACAACCGAGGCATTAGTGGCCCTAACAACGTGTCGGCACGACTAAACGCAGACACCGGTTCCAACTACTCACATCACCGACTTTACGGCGACGGGTTCCGTTTCATCATTCGCTAGCACATCGCAAACTTCATTCTTAGCCGGGGCAATCTCATCAAACAACGACACCGCTAATGCGTTCGGCGCGGCAGTTCTCGACTTGCTCGACTTTAGTTCGACGTCAAAGAACAAGACTATTCGCTTGCTGGCCGGCGTATCATCAACCGGCAGCGCGGTTCAAATGTCATCGGGCGCATGGTATTCAACAGCCGCCGTTACTGAAATACAGTTCAACGCCACATCTGGCTCGTTCGTGTCCGGTTCGCGTTTCTCACTTTACGGTCTTAAGGGGTAATCATGGCAGCGGCACTTGTTCCACTACAAAACATAACCCTAACAAGCACTCAGACAACGGTCACGTTTGCGTCAATCCCCACTACCGGATTCAGGGACTTACGAATCGTTATTTCAGCAGCACCTAATGGCACAGGATTTCCCGGCGTTCAAGGTCGATTCAATAGCGATACAGGCTCTAATTACAAGACCGTAAGAATGGGCGGAAACGGCTCAAGCACTAGCTCATCGGTCACGGCTGGTTCAGACACTTGGAACAACTGGGCTGGTTCCTATGGTCTAGGAGCAACCGCTGGAGCCATTAGCAACTTTGAAATCGACATAATGGATTACCAAGCAACAGACAAGCACAAAACTTCACTTTGCCGAGCAAATACCCCTAATACTGGAGTTGAAGCCACGGCGGCACGCTGGGCTTCAACGGCTGCGATTACATCGGTCACAGTCCTAGTTTTGGCTGACGCCTTTGCCGTTGGTTCCACGTTCGCATTGTTTGGAGTTGTTGCCTAATGTCTATGACCAAAATCGCAACCGTCACCGTCGGCTCAGGCGGCGCAGCAAACATAGAGTTCCTATCTATCCCCGGCACTATGACCGACCTAATGGTCGAACTATCAGGTCGCAGCAGTCGCACCGGTTACGCCGACGACGAAGTAATCCTACGTTTCAACGGCTCGACCTCCGGCTACTCATACCGCGAGTTACAGGGCAACGGCTCAAGCGCGTCATCTTTCGGCAACACAAATAACGGAATCTATCGCGGCGCAGTCCCGGCAAACAACGCCACATCTAGCACGTTCTCGAACAACCTTATTTACATTCCAAACTACGCAGGTTCGACAAACAAGAGCGTCAGTCTAGACACGACCGCAGAGAACAACGCAACCGGAACCCGAATGGTCATTATCGCCGGGCTATGGTCAAACACCGCAGCGATTACCAGTCTCACGCTAACCCCCGAAGTTGGAACATTCGTTCAATACTCAACCGCAACCCTTTACGGCATTACCAAGGGTTCACTAGCCGGCGTAACCGTCTCATAAGAAAGGCAACAACATGGCAAAGACAACACCACTAACCAAACTCGTCGTCGACTGTTCAACTGGAGAAACCACCGAAGTTGAATTGTCAATCGAAGAACTAGCACAACGCGAAGCCGACGCCGCAGCATACGCCGCAGCAGAAGCCGAACGTATCGCAGCCGAGGAAGCCCGCGCAGCTGCTAAAGCAAGCGCACAGGCAAAACTCGCAGCACTAGGTCTAACCGTCGAAGAAATCAGCGCACTAGGTTAGAAGCATGGCAGAAACAACCGACCGCGAACTACTCATAACCATTGTCAAAGACTTGACAGAGGTCAAAACCGAAATGCGCGGTTATCGGCAGCTGGAGAAGGACGTCCGCGACCTTCAAAAGCGTATCTATCAAATGACCGGAGTATCCGGAGTCCTAGGCGGCGTCATCGTAGCCGTCGCACAACTGTTAGTGAGTATAAAGTGACAACTTATTTCGAACCAATCAAGGGTGCCGGGGCAGAACGCCGCGACGAACTAGGCAACACCGCACCATACCGTAAGCACCCGCACCGGGGCAGCGACTGGGGATTCACTACCGGTTCAGCGGGCAAGCCGGTCCACGCGATCACTAGCGCAACCGTTGTAAAGAACTACTTCGACGAGGCACTTGGTTGGACTGTCATCACCAAGAACGGCGGAGACGACAACTTCATCGAATACAACCACCTACAGGAACAGTCACCTCTAGCCAGGGGAACTCGTATCGTTGGCGGAGAGACCGTCATTGGCAAGATTGGTTGTACAGGAACAGCATTGTCTGCCTCGGGAGCAAACCACCTACACGCTAGCTGCGCACCAGCACCAGTCCCACACGCTGCGAGCGCGGCAATCCTAAAGGACTTGTTCAAGTTGATTGGCGACCTGCCAAAGCCTGTCAAGAAGCCAGCCGTCAAGAAACCTGCGGTCAAGAAATGAAGTTTCTAAAGCGTATTCCTAAGCGTTACAAGCGCGTGGCCGCGTTTACCCTGGGAGCGGGTATCGCGTTTCTAGGTGCCGGGTCAATCTACGGCTACACCGCGTTGGACTCTGCGTTGTTCGGTGCTACCGGTGCCGTGCTAGGTCTAGTTATGGCGTTGTCATTCAACTACGCAGGCAAGGGACTTGTAGACGATAAGGACTTTGATAACGCCATGTCGGAAGCAATCTCCAGCGTGTCGTCAAAGACGAAGAAAGACAAAGAGTCCTAGGTCGCCTATAGTGTAATCACCATGATTACACAGACAACAGGGGCAACCCTCACCGGCTATTACGAACCAGATTCTCCAGAGTGGCACGAAGCACGCAAGGGAATCAGCGGTTCAGACATCGGGGCTATTCTCGGCGTCTCACCTTTCAAATCGACTTACACCCTTTGGGCTGAAAAGCGCGAACTAATCAGCGATCGCATTGAACCGTCTATTCCTATGAGAATGGGCACTTTGTTTGAGCCCGCTATCCGTCAGCTCTTTTCTGAGCAGCACCCGAGTTTCGAAGTCATGGAGACTGGCACCTGGACAAGCAACGTCAACGCTGATTGGAAAGCAAATCCTGACGGCCTTATCCGCTACATGGACGGCGACCTGGGCATTCTGGAGATAAAGCACACGTCGCAATACTGGAGCGAACTCCCTAAAACCTACTTCGAGCAAGTCCACTGGTATCTCGACGTTCTTGACCTACCATTTGCCATAGTCGCAGCGGTCACAGGAGGACGCTACACCGAGTTTACGGTCGAATACGATAACAAACACGCTCAGGAAGTCCGCGAGCGCGTAGCGGCGTTCCAGCGAATGGTCGCAACCGACACTGAACCAGACTGGGACGGGTCGACAAGCACCTACGAAACAGTCCGAACACTTTCACCTGGCATAACCGAGGGAGAAGTGGAACTCGGTGATCTATGGGTGAACCTATGTAACGCGAAATACAACTTCGAGGCAGCTGAACTTTTGCTGAACTCGTTCAAGTCCGCCACCTTAGCGCAGATGAACGGCGTCAAGGTCGGAACATACAACGGCCAGCAGGTTGTTGCGCTCCAAGCACGAAACGGAAAACCGTTTCTAACATTCAAGTAGAAAGACACAGACATGGCATTTTTCAACCTAAACGAATACCAGACCGTTCAAGAACGTGTGGAAATCTTCCGAGAACTACACCCGACCGGACGCATTGTAAACGAAATCGTTCTCATCAATGAGAAAGAAGTTGTTATCAAGTCGTCGGTTTATCTTGATTTGGCAGACCCGCACCCAGTAGCCGTGGATTTCGCCCAGGAGAACGTAGCTGCTAAGGGCGTGAACTCAACTTCATGGGTGGAGAACTGCGCCACATCGGCGGCAGGTCGCGCACTCGCACTACTCGGTGGTGGAATGTCTCCAAAGGGCAAGAAGCCTAGCCGTGAAGAGATGACTAAGGTTCAGGCAAAGACTGAGCGCGACTTCCTTAGTGAAGCCCGAGGTCTAATGAACGATGTTGCCGCTCTACGCGTAATCTACGCAGACGCTAAGAAAGCCAATGCTGACGTAAACGTCCTAAAGGCTATTGAGGGATTTGCGGCTAAGGCTCAGACCGTATAAGTTGAAAGGGGTTCACCCGACACAGAACGAGTGAACCCCGCCGGAACCAAGCCGGCACCCCAACCACGATAGGGGCAAGTCCTATCTTATAGGCACCCAGAAAGAAACACATGAGTTTAGAAGCCGTATCAGCTGTTCTAAAACACTCCAAAGCCAAGGGCGCAACCAAGTTAGTTTTATTGGGCATTGCCTGGCATTATTCGGAGGACGCAGAACAGGGCGCATGGCCAAGCCAGGAGACGCTGGCAAGGTATTCAAACACTTCAACTAGGCAGGTGCGTCGTGCGCTCGCCGAGTTAGTTGCTCTGGAAGAACTGGAGTACCGAAGTCACGATGGGAGGGGGTACCGCGCAGATCGTAGAACAAGTCGATTCTTTATTCTTTTGGACTGTCCTAAGACCTGCGACGGCACTCTCAACCATAGTGAGATAGCGGACATTTATGGTCGACCGACAGGACATTTAAGGTCAAACGACCGGACATTTAAGGTCGAACGACCGGACACACACGTCCGCTTAAAAGTAATTAATAATTAAGTTAAACAAAAAGAACACTAGATAGGAAAAATAATGCCAGTTATCAAAGTAAACGGAGACGTTTCAAACATCACCGACGGCCAGTATCAGATCGTGAAGTTTTGGGAAACTTACGACTTCAAGGGTCAGGAACGTCACCGTATCTGGACTGCCTGGGTGAACGGCATTCCTGCCGGTCTAGCTGAGGGCGACTGGGTTGAACTAGAGGGAACGCTGTCAACCAAGGTGAGCAGCTACACTCCAAAGGACGCAACCGAACCTAAGTCAATCGTCGAGCACTCGTTGAACGATGTTTCATTCCTCCAGGTAAAGCCTAAGAACACCAGTAACTCTGCTCCTGCCGTCTCGGACGACACTCCGTTCTAATGTTGGAACTATTTATAGCGGGCGTACCGCGTCCACAAGGCTCTAAGAACGCCTACAAGCGTGGTACGCGCGTTGTAATGGTTGAAGCGAACAAACACTTGCCCGAATGGCGTCAAGCCGTCTACGAGGCTCTGAGCGCGTCAGGCGTGAAGTTTGACGGTGCCGTAATGGTAATGACAACTTTCTACCTACCACGACCAAAAACCAACAAACGGCTTTATGCCACCACCAAGCCAGATGTTGACAAACTTCAACGAGCAATCGGCGACAGCCTAACCAAAGCAGGCACGATCGTAGACGACTCATACATCGTCACCTGGAACGCAGCTAAGGCTTACGCCGACGGAACCTTGCCAGGAGTCAGAATCATCATCGAGGGTTGCGACACGCCGGAATAAAGAACTACTTGACATTTCAGGGCGGAGCCCATAACAATAGAAACACCACGCACCACCACACACAGAAAGAGACACAATGAAAAACGCACTCGCACCAATCGTTGTATTCCTACTCGGAAGCATTGGCTTTATCGCGGTAGGCGAACCAGCAGGAATCTCCCTAATAATCGCAATCGCACTAATGGGCTACGGAATCAACAAGGCGGCCAACTAATGACAATCGCACACGCACGACTAACCGACCCAATCACATCACACGAAGCAGCCGCCCGAGTAACCGAGGACGCACTAACCCAAACCCAAAGCATCATCTTCAAACTACTCGCACACACAGAAGGCTTGACCGACGAACAATTAGTCATCGCCTATCAGCAATATTGCCGACTCGCCGGCATCAGCAACATCTCATCCCCATCAGGCATCCGCTCACGCCGCAACGAACTATACCGAGCCGGCAAAGTCGAAGCCATCGCCTACGGTAAATCCACATCAGGCCGCCGCTCAATCGTATGGGCTATCGTATGAACCGAAAATGCGTACACGCATACTGCGAGCGCGTAGCCAAACGACACTCCCTAACCCTTTGCGAAGTACACTTTCGCGAACTCACCGTGCCAAAAGAAGAACGCTGGAAATACCGCCCAGCCAAAGCCACCAAACTCCCCGAATGGGAATGGATCAAGAAAGAACTCCACCTATGAGTACACCAATCGGCACCAACCTACAAACCCTATTCGACGACGTAAGAGAAACAGCGTTCAAGCGAGGACACCTACAAGCACGACTAGACCTGCTAAAAGCAATCGACAAAATCAACCTGGAACAACGCACAGCTGCGTGGCTAGTCGGCGAACTAATGAAGTTCCTAGAGGGAGTCGAAACACCAGCCCCAGCCAAGCGCGGACGCAAGCCAAAAGCCAAGCCGGAGTAGGATAAAAACATGAGCCTGCTAACCGGACTAACACCACCACAACGCCAACACCAATGTAAAGTGCGCACCTGGCTACAAACCCTAGACCCAAAAGACGCAGAGATTCTAACAGCTGCTATCGACGACCCAAGAACATGGCCAGCAAGAACCCTACAAAAAAGCCTAGAAGATCGTGGCGTAATCCTGTCAGACCTAACCATTCAACGACACAGAAGTAAGCGTTGCTCTTGCTAGAGAATCTGAAACCAGCACCAAAAGTGGAAACATCGCCAACATGGCGACCTGCTATCGAGTTCGACGGCACCCAGGGGGAAGCAACAACCGAGGGCACAGAATCACAGCCCGACTTCAAAGACTTCCTCCGCGAGCGCGGTTACAACCCAGACGAATACGAAATCATCGACAACAGCGTCCGGACATCTCAATGGCAGGTCGCCTCACCATGGCCCGCAGAACCACGTTGGCTAACAAGTTACCGCTTCCGCTTCCGCAAAGTAGGAGCAAAGCAAGACCTACCATTGCTTTACTCGCAAGCCAAAAAGGGAATAAAACCAGCAACACCAAAACAAACAGACAAAGCATTCGTAGTCCTATGGTCTGATCTACAAGTAGGCAAAACAGCGTCCAGAGGTGGCACGAAAGAACTAATCGAACGCTGCCTAACCACAATCGAACGCATAGCACGAGAAGCCAAACAAAACAAGCCAGAAACAATCGTCCTATGTGACGTAGGCGACATCATCGAAAACTTTGGCAACGCGGCAGACCTAGCGCAGCTACAAAGCAACGACCTAAGCCTCATGGCACAAGTCGACCTAGCAACAACACTCACCTGGGAACTACTCAAGCAACTAAGCGCAATCGCGCCAGTGACCTACGCTTCAATCGGATCAAACCATTGCCAGTTCAGAGTCAACAAACAACGCGTAGGCATGGTCACAGACGACTGGGGAGTACACATAGGACGCACACTAGCCCGCCTA